AGACTGCACCCTTGATTGCTTCCAACCAATTCAATGCTTGCATTGCAACGCTCTCATCATAATCTTCTGTGTGTACCTTGATGTCTCGTTCATCACCATCACGTGCAATAGCAACTAGAGATACACGCTTTACATCGTGACCATTCTTAGCCAGTAGATAACCGTATGTCTGCACCTGCCAACGTTGCTGTGTTGATGGGAAGTATAAAAGGTTGCGTACCTTGCTTGTCTTCCAGTCAATGACATCACCAGTGGCTGGTACATAGCAGTCAATGTGTGACTTCATACCATTGTATTCAACTTCTGTTTCAATCATTACATCTGGGTTATCTGCTAACGCTCTCTCAATCTCTGCGTGGATAGCAGTACCCATAATGGCAGCGAGTTTCATCTCGTTGTCATTGGTTTCAGGCTGGTCATTTAATCTATACCAGACCTTACGACGACAGCCACCTAACTCTGATGGTCCTATCTGTACCTGTGTAGAACGTGAACGCTTTGCATCACCTGCTTTAAGAGCAGTGAGTAGTAGTTCCTTTGGGTCAGTCACTTCTTGTACTTCCAATCTACCCATAAATCAAATGCTCTGGCAATTAACATCCCAACCATTAGACCAACAAGAAATGATGTCATACTCTGTGTGCTCCAGCCTTCTGTGCTTGGTCGTATAATAAGAAAGCAAGTCTACAAGCCTTCCATCCCTGCTCAAACCAGTAATGTGCAGCATATTCACCTGTTGCCATAACGTTCTTAAACTCTGGTTCTACATAATCAAATGTATTGAACTCCATTACTACATCCTTTCCTGGACCACTAACTGTAAGGGCTTATTAGTGTTAGCGTCAAGGACCGAAGCAATCTCTACGGCTCTACGGGCGTGTCTCTTTGAATAGGCTAGGTCCATATCAGGTTTGACAATTGAATACAGGTAGCCAAGAGCAAGTTGACCACCAGAACCAATGCCATACGCTCCGTGATTTGCTTGGAAAAAAGAGAGATCACAAGCAATACGAAAGATATTACCGTTAAAAGCAATGAGATAATCGAAGCCATCATCTTTGTCCACCTTGTTGTAGTCGTAGTTGTTGTCGGTAAATGCTTGGATAATACTGGGTATAACTTTCTTTCCCATAAACTGCGCTGGGTCTTCACCTTTGTACGCTGGTGGTCTCCAGTTATAGGAAAGGATATCGCCTGGTCTGGTATCACCTGAAAGACCAATGAGATACTTACCAACCTCAACAATTTTAGGTGTACTGGTTGCTAACGTCACAAGATTATCTTCTGTGATTTGAGAATCTGCGACGAGTACTGCATAGTCAATACCCTCGAGTGCTGCGATTGTTGTCATAATGGAAATCATACTAGGTAACGGCGTGTCGTCGCGTTAGCGACACTACTGGTTACTACAATATGAGCCGTGAGGCGAATAAAAGAACAGGGTGCCCCGAGGGGGCACGATGGTGCAGTACTGACTGTGCGGTTCCGTCTACCAAGGCTGCCTTTTTTCAGGCATAAACTACCAGAAAAGTTTGGCTCTGATCTACGAGGTCTTGGTCCAGTACACGTCTGTCCCTGTGGCTCACAAGTCTTTAGCATAATGGCATCCTTCGAGGACTACGAACTAGTCTGGTACTTCCTTGATGGTACCTGTGCTAGTTGTGGCAATATGGTTACTGTCCCCTGTCCAGTAGATAAAGATGAAGCACAAACTATCTGAGATTAATGAAGTAGCACGCACAGGATTGTGCTCAGTTTGTGGCCCCACAAGAATCAAGATGCGAGACAAGTCAAAGCCAGTGACAGGTAGATACAGGTGCAATACCGTATACAAGATAAGCCAGATGAAACAGCGTTCCCCTTATCACATACACCGTAAGGACTACTGCGAGCAGTGTGACTTCAAGCCAGTACACATCTCTCAACTAGATGTAGACCACATAGACGGTGATCGTTTTAACAATGACCCAGTAAACCTTCAGACCCTGTGTGCTAACTGCCACAGGCTCAAGACCCACCTTGCAGGAGACAGCAACTCAGGCATAAATTAGGCAACAAAAAATAGGCCCCCATCCCCGAAGGGATGAGGGCCATTTGCCTCGCGCTGGTGGGTTACTTAGACCCACGACCAAAATCTGTGGCAGATGCATCTAGCCACTTGAGTAATGGACCAGCAAAGCCAGCGACTGCTGCCATTGCTAGTGTCTTGAGGTCCGTCTCACCTGCAAGGTAAAGTGCAATAGCAGATGCTGCTGCTGCACGAAACCAAGTGAGTCCGATTTGTTTGAATTGTTCCATTGTATCCTCCTAGGGGGGGTTAGGATTTTGTACCGTGCACTTTGCAACAGGTACAAACTTCGGTCTTATATGCCTTCTTAACAGGCACTGGTTTTACATTGGCAATGATTTGATTAACAACCTTTGGCTGGTTCATCCACCAGAACCAAGGACTAGTATCGTCACCATAACCATCGTTAATAGAAATGTGTAAGTGTTTTGTGTGCGGGTTGCTACCAGTATAAGGGCGATTTCCAAGACGAGCCTTGTCCTTCGACCAAATCTTCTTGTTGAAAATAAGGTACTTAACTCGTTTGTCTTCTTTAAGTTTTTCGAATATGTCACTACAGTCAACCCCACTTTCTGGGTCGTGAGTTAAATCAACTGCATATCCTGTGTTGTGGTCAGATGTTGGACTCTGTTTGATGTGTGCTGCTGATGGCAGTAGGCCATCCGAGGCTTTCTTGCGAGATGGCTTGATTGCTGTGGCTTGTCGAAGGACAGCAATAGCGGCAGGTGTGGCTTTCTTGGCAAGTGTCTTCATTCATCTCTTCCCTTGTGCAACATCATTTGATAAAGAATTTCTACTTTGGTTTCTAATCTAGCAATAGAATCTTTTACGCTTGAGCCACCATTAGGCTTGAGTTCATTAAGATAATGCTTAACCATCCAGCGAACACCAGCAGCAAAACCACCTACGATTGTCATTACCGCAACAGCAAGTGTTGCGTAGTCTTGTGCTTGCATTAGACCGTCCTAATTGTGACTAGTAAAAGGCCGCCATATCCTGAAAACCTTTTATCTGATGGAGTGTTGTTTCTAAAATCCATCTCTTCAATGATGCCAAGGTATGACTCACCAGTTCTAAAGTCTTGAATCTGGATAGTGTCACCATTGTTTTCTATTAACTCTAGTTGTGACAAGCGATCATAGGCTGCGCCTTCAAAGCCAACCTCAACTCCGAAGTGATCTGTCTCGTGGTCAAAGCAAGACATTGGATATTGGATAAGTCTTTGACGTGGTGTTGCAGGCAATGAACGAATCTGGTAGCCAGTAAAGAGTGGCCCCTTACTCACATCAGTAGTAGAGCGAGTCAGTGTAAACTTAAAGCCAAGATACTCTTGGGCAGTTTGTGGATAGTTAATGTTAATCTGAGGTACTGCAGACTCTTGACCAAAGACACCGATAGTGTAGAAAGTATTAGAGGCATCTACTGATTGGATAGTAACGCCACCATTGGTGGTATCTACACGAGCCTGCATCAACTTAAAGATCTTTGTCTCTAATGTGTTATAGCGGATGTAACCAGTACGCAAGTAGCCACTTGCTACTAGGCTAGTTGTAGACTCTGCCCAGGTGTTATTACCATTGGTAAAGGCTGCTCTATCTGAGTTGCCAAAGAAGGCAACCTGGGATGCAGTGGTAGTAGTACCAGTTGCTATGAGGTCCCAAGCCCAAGGAAAGAAAAGGCTGTTTGCTAGAACAGTAGTAGATAGATCTACACGAACTAGTCCTGCCGTACCATCTACAAGAGTTGCAATGTAGGCATAACTATCTCTAAAAGCAATAGCGTTGCAGGGTGCATCTCTAAAGAGAAGTGGCCCATATTGGATGTCTCCAGTTGCATCAGAGATACCTACTCTAAAACCTAGACTGGTAGCAAGGATTGCATAAGCACCAAGGTATACATCAAAGTCATTGATGCGCTCACCTTGTGGCATATCAATAATAACGGTAGGTGTTTCTAGTGTAGGAAAACCTAAAGTGTTAGGAGTTGTAGCATCTAAGGCAATCTTAAAAACAGATGATGATGTTCCGTTTGGATCATAGCCCGATACATAAATAGCCTGTGGTCCCTCAGAGATACTAGACCATACCCAACTAGCATTAGGATGAGTAAATAGAGCAGTAGGTAGGGCAGCAGAAGCAGTAGCATTAGGATTAAGTTCATATAATACGTTTTCTTTAGCCAAG